GCAAAGCTGACCTTGCCGTCCGCCATGCGCTTGCGCTGTCCCCAGGTAACATTCTCAGAAATGGAACGGCTCTCTTCCTGGGCAAGACTCGACATGATAGTGATGAGCAACTCGCCCTTGGAATCCAGCGTCCATATGTTTTCTTTCTCGAAATAAATTTCGATGCCCTCGTCCTTCAGCTTTCTCACCGTGGTAAGGCTGTCCACCGTGTTCCTTGCGAAACGGCTCACGCTCTTGGTGATGATGAGATCGATTTTCCCGGCAAGGGCATCGGCGATCATCGTCTTAAAGCCCTCGCGCTTTTTGGTGGTCGTTGCGGAGATTCCTTCGTCCGTGTATATGGCAACGAACTCCCAATCGTCCCGGCTCTTGATGTAGTTGGTGTAGTAATCGACCTGCGCCTCGTAGCTCGTGCTCTGGTCTTCGTGGTCGGTCGAAACGCGGGCATATCCGGCAACGCGGCGTTTCTTCGTGCTGTTGATCGGCGCGGATGTATATCGGCTGATGGTAGCCGGTATCGCCGTTACTTTTCTTTGCGCCATGCTTTCCCACGCTCCTTCCGTAATTGCTTCATGTGTTCGCTCATCTGCCGCCGCCTTTCAGGCGTATACGCTCCCTTGATGGATTCCTTGAATTTGGTTCTCTGCTCATCCGTCCACGGCCTGCCTACCCGTTTCGGCTGCACCCATGTGCGTCCGACCGTACCGCCGTCCTTGAAATGGAAAACCATCTCCGATGCGGAAAGCACATCGATATGGTCTATCCGCTTTTCAAACTCGGCATCGTCAAATTCGGGAATGCCGAGCGTCTCCGCTATAAAGGGCTTCAGCACATCCTCCCGCAAGCCGACCGTACCGCAGCCGTTCCGCTCCGCGCACCGCCAGTAGAACGCCTTACCGCTTTCCGAGGTGGCTGACGGCTGTGAAGCCCTGCGGAAATTGCATCCGCAGACGGCGCACTTGATTTTCCCCGTCATGACGGAAGAGCCTTTGCAGTTCGGTTTCTTCCTGCGTTTCTCGGAGGTTTTCGCTCTGTACTCAGCCGTCCAGCAATCCTGGTGTCCCGTGTTCGGGCAGTCCTTCGTGACAATGCCGCCGTCCTTCAGATGGAACTCCAGTACATACCGTTCCGGCACATTGATGAAATCCACTTTCTCGCTGAATACATCCTCATCGAACTCTTCCAATCCGAGTACCTCGGCACACGCCTTTTTCAGATTCTCGTGGTTGATGCTGCCGCCGACCGGACACCGGCCGCCCTTTTTCTTCCGTGATCCGCAAGCCCAATACTCCATGAACCCTCTGTCCGTGCGCTTGTTGTGGGCATAGCTGATTCCACAAAACGGGCATTTCAACTTTCCCGAAAAGCAGGTGAGGTTCAGGCTCTTGTTTGCCCTCGGTCCCAGTTCCTTGCGCCGCGCAATCTCTGACTGCACATAATCGAAGGTTTCTTTGTCGATAATGGCGGGATGTGTGTCCTCCACATAGTACTGCGGAAGCTGTCCCTTGTTCTTTTTCCGCTGCTTTGAAATGGGATCGGATATGAATTCCTTCTGCAGGAGAAGGTTTCCCGTGTAGGTCACGTTTGTGAGAACCACCTTGATGTTGGAATCCACCCAGCGGCATCCCTCTCTTGTAGTGATGCCTTCGGCGGCGAACTCCCGCTCCGTTTCCAGTCTCGACTTGCCGTCCAGGAAGTTCCGGAAGATGCGTCTCACAATTTCCGCTTCCTCCGGCACGATGACCAGGTCATCTCCCTCCCAGCGGTACCCGTACACCCGGAAGTGTCCGTTCGGTATCCCTTTCTCGAAACGCTTTCTGATGCCCCATTTGCAGTTCTCCGAAAGGCTGCGGCTTTCTTCCTGTGCGAAAGATGCGAGGATGGTCAGCATCAACTCGCCGTCACCGCTCATGGAATTGATGTGTTCTTTCTCGAACCGCACCTCCACGCCGATATCCTTCAAGTGCCGCACCGTCTCCAGCAGGTCCACCGTGTTCCTGGCGAACCGTTGGATTGATTTCGTAAGGATGATGTCGATCTCGCCGTTGTTGGCGGCTTCGATCATACGCTTGAATTCATCGCGCTTGGCTATGCCAGTGCCGCTGATCCCATCGTCCGCGAACACGCCTGCGTACTGCCAGTCAGGATTCTTTTGTATCAGGGAACTGTAGTAGCTGATCTGTGCGGAGAGGGAATGGTTCATGCGTTCCGATTCCATCGAGATGCGAGCATAGGCAGCGACTTTTTTCTTCGTTTTTATGGTCGGCACTGCCTGTTCGACCCTTGTGATTTTTGCCATGAAATCACTCCTTTCCGACACTATACATCACTCTTTACGCCCCGGAAGTCAACGATATATCCGAGAATAATGTGCCGAAAACAGGCTTATATTTCTCAAGGAAAATTGTATCAATCTGACGATACTCCTCCTCGGAAATAATGCCTTCTTCGAGCATCTTCCTGGCAAGGTGCATGGTGGTCTGATAGAGCTTTTCGTTGCGGAAGTCTTCTTTATTCATCGCCGTCACCACCTTTGAAACGGTCGGCGATGTAGCATTCATGGCTACAATACTTCCTGCGCCTGTCCCCGTAAATGTGGAACTCCTTACCGCAGTGCGGGCATCTGAAATCGTAGACCGCCTTACGCTTCACCTGGTCGAGATGGCTGTTCCACCACTCGTTACGGCACTTGTCGCAGCAGAAGCGTTTTTTCTTCTGCTTGGCGATCTGCTGAATCTCCCGACCGCAATTCTCACAGGCTGTTGTTTCGCCGGTGAGCGTTACGGAAGGCTCGATTGCAGTGTTCCCGTTGATATCGTTCCTGCGGCAGAAAGACTTTACTGTGTTCAGCGATATGCCAAGCGTCTGGGCAATCTTGCCGTAGCCATTTCCAGCCGCACGGAGTTTGATGATTTGCGCTTTCTGATTATCGGTCATATTCTCTCGGCTCCTTCCGAGGGATAGGTCTTGTGGTATCTCCCTCACTCACTACCGAGAAATTCAACCCCCACCGTTATGGCATAAAAAAAGCGGCCTGCAGGCTCTCCGAAGAGACACCCACAGGCCGTACCTGTTCCGAATAATCCTTTATTTTCAACGGTTGGAACACGAGGAACACGAAAAATCCTATTACAACATAAATTTCGTGAACGAAAATAGGGTATATAAAAAATGTGTATTATATACGGAGAGATAGGAATTTGCTGTTCCTATGTGTTCTCGTGTTCCGATTAAATCCTCGTGGCGAAGTCGAGACTAATCCAGCCCGCGCCGCTCTTCAGCCGTCCCCAACCGGTGGCTGATCCTTTGCCGGACTTCACCTCCACGATGGTGTACACACCCACGGGAATGAACTGCGTCCTGTCATAATCCGTTCCAGGCCCTTTGCGGATATTAAGGTCGGTGATGGTGATCCGCACGAGGAACGGAACATCCGGCGCGTTTGGAGTAGTTGTTTTCGGTGTGTAGACGTTTACACCGTTTACATCAAACACACTATATCCCGGATTGGCATCAGCGCACTTCTTGGCGTTCTCTAAAATCTTATATGCGCCTTTTTGTGTCTTGGAATCAGCCCAGGTCTTACGGACACGGTACCAGGCAATAGCCGTCTCGCTCTCTTTTACATCGAACTGCGTAAGGTTCCACCGCTCGATAATTGAGCAGAGGTTCTCCACGTAAGTAAGACTCGTGGCATACCCGCCGTCCTTGATGATCTGCGCAGCCTTCTTGTAGTCAGTGCAGCCCTTCAGACCGTCATAGCGGAGTTTGCTGCCGTTCTTCGCACCCAGTAGATACGCGCTGTGGTCGGCGATGGAGTCCTCCATGCACGGATACTTGCGGAAGTCCGCCGTGATCGTCTCGTAGCTGCCGTCCGTATGCTGCTCCTTCGTCTGCTTGGTGTACTTGCTTTTGCCGTCCCAGGTCGAACCGCTCCAGGTGTTGCCGGAGAGGGAGCATTTCATGCCGAACACATTATTGGCATTCTGCGCCAGTTCCGACTTGCCGTAGCCGGATTCGAGGATGAACTGCGCCATCGAAACCGATGCGAGGATGCCCGTTTTCTTCTGGTCCGCGGTAAACATTGTTCCCACACTCTTTACAACATCCGCCTCGGAAAGCCCGGAAAAGGCAGAAGCCTGTGTTCCCTGTGTAGTTGTGGAACCATTGGCACCATCGGTACCACTACCGAGAGCCGCCGTGACCTTCTCCGCAAGATCGCCCATCCTGGCATACATCCAGTTGCCGGGACAGCTTTTGTTTGCAAACCATCTGTGGATGGTCAGGATCATCTCGCCGGACTTCGGTTCATAGGCGAGAGCCTTATCCTTATCACCGAGCCACAGCAGCTTCGTCTTGCCGTTGCGCTTGCAGATATCCACGCACAGTTTAATGAGCATCTGATAAACGATGTCGCGGAACGCATACGGCTCCGTGGTGTCGGACGCGCATTCGATGGTGATCGCCCTCTGGTCGTTTGCATTGGAGGAGGAACACCAGGAGCGGTTCTTCTCCTCCACATACATCCCGACACGCCCATCCTTGTCGATTCCATAGTTGCTTGATGCCTGCGTGGAGGACTTGGCAAACCAGTCGCCAAGCCCCTCCGCCGTACACTGACCGACCACACAGTGTGGAGTGATACGGTCGATGGAGTGCGTCCGCTGCCCGGAATGGTTCGGGCTGAGTTTGGTGTAAGCCACCATAGAACTGTTTGTGTATGCCATTACTCGTCACCGTCCTTTCCATCGGTGTTGCGGTCATGGAGCTGCTCCAGCACCGCTTTCAGCTTTTCCGGGATAGGCAGACCCAGATGCGCGGCGTTCTCCGTGAGAGATACACCCTCGTTGGAGATGTAGAAAAAGATCACCGCCGTGCGAAGGACACTGCCCGTGCCGATGACCTGCACATCGAGGATGTTGGCGATCCCCACGAGCAGAAAAATAAGCACCTTGCGGCAGATGCCCTTGAAGCCCACTTCGCTTGAGAGCTTCTTGTCGGCAACGGCGCACATGACGCCCGTGATGTAGTCAATCGCCACGAAAGCCACAAGCGCGATGAGCAGAC